CGCCGCCGAACGAACTCTATCAGGTCATGATGGCCAACCTTGCCGACGCGATCTGGTACGGCGCGCAAGGCATCGTGATCGAGCCGGAGTTTCGAGCCAAATGGGGCGCGGAAGTCCTGCTGATCTCCGAATGGGCCGATCAGAACTGGATGCATGTTTCGTTCCCGGACGAAGTCCGCGACAACGTCAAACTGCGCAACTTCTGTTGCATCGAAAACGAGTATTACGTCATTCCGCAATGGACCGGGTCAGCGGAGATCGGCGCCGTCGTCGCACTGGGCGATACGCCCGATCAAGCTATCGCCGAATGTAAACGCATCTGCGAGCTGGTCGAAGGTCATCTGCTGTCAAAGCCCGTCGATGCGCTCGACATCGCCCGCGAGCAGCTGGACGAGATTTTGGGACCGGACAAGCCGAAGTCGAAGACCGAACGGCAGGCCGAAGCGCTGCACGCTAAGGGAAGCATCTCGGACAAGCAGTTCGATCGGATGATGGAAAAGGGTTGAGCGATGCGCACTGCCGAATTAATTCTCATGCAGCCTGACGGCAAGGTCAGAAGGCTCGTTGTTGAATCTGATGTAGCTTTCAATCACGAAGACAGCGAAAGCTACGATCAATCCCTGATTGCGTCTCTCTGTGATGCGATGATGGATCAGGAATTCAGGTCGAAATTGGCCGAAGTCGAGGAAGAGAGCAAGCAGAAGCTCAAAGCGTTGTGGCAGGTGTAAATTCTCGTGCCGCGCGCCACGCGTGATAGGCGCCGCCGCTTCGAAGACCGCCGCCCGCGCTGGTTTCAAATTCCGGAACAGCCGGACGATGAACCGAACTACGACCGCGACGACATGATGGTGGTCGTGGACAGCCTTGGTCGCGAGTGGCGCGATCTCGTCAACGAGCACGGCTTCACCGCCGTCATCAAGGCAAGGCGCGAAGTCGGCGCCGATCTGAAAGCCGCAACGCGGATGCTTCAAACGCGGCATGCGGTTCGGCAACGTCAACTGGCTGAAGGGATGTTCTGACCATGGCCGAAGGCAAGGGCATGACGAAATCGACGCCGGCATCCAACAAGAAATCAGCCGGCCCCGATCCCTGGGAAGTCCGCGACGCCATGCACACCATGCTCCGCGCCGGCGAGATCACAAAGGACAAGAAGATGCTGGCCCTCGTCCGCGAGGAAGCCAAGAATCACGCCAGCAAGATGCGCGACGTCGCCGACCAGGCAGGCCAGCTCGCCAAGATGGGCCGCATCTCGCCAAAGCAGATGGCCAAGCTCGGCGCCCGCTGACACCGATTCACACTGCCGCAACAGGAGAAACTGCCATGTACACCAAAAAAGATGTCGAAGCCCTCGTCTGCGAAGTCGACAACCTCAAGACCGAGCCCGCCGTTGAAACCGAAACCGGCCAGTTCGGCCTTTCCGCGCAGTTGTTCGATCCGGTGTCGCACCAGATCATCACCCTGGCACAGCCGCACCGCGCCGACGTCGGCCAGCCGGAGATCCTGCTGACCCCGGCGCAGGCGGCACAGGCCGTCGCCACGGCACGCACCACGCATCTGCATAATGTGCGCGCCGCCGGGCATGCCTCGATCGAGGCCTATAACGAGGCACAGGCCAAGGCCGCCGCGGTGCGCGATCTGGCGCGCAAGCAGGCCGCCGAACGCGCGATGCTCGACGAAGATCATGCGGCAGCGACCGCGAAAGCGGCGGCTGGTGCTTCCAACTACAAGGAAGATGCGAGCCGGCGGGAATCGGTCGTCGACTGACGCACTGACGAGGTCGGTTGATGCCCTTGACGGAATATTCGCCGCTGGAAGCGATGGACCGCGCCGATGCGGCGCGGCTGACGCCGCTCGTTGCCCATCGCGAGCCGAATAATCCGGACGAGGACAAACGCCACCGCGAACGCGACGTCGACGACGAAAGCGATATGTTCCTGCCCGTCCGAACTTTAAGGACGCAGTACACCGATTATCTCGACAGCAAGGTCGAGGAAATCGAGGAGCAGAAGGACTCCCGGCGCTATTTCCACGGCGCGCAACTGACGGCGGAGCAGCTTCGGGTGCTGGAACGCCGTCACCAGCCGGTCCAGATCTGGAACGAAGTCGGACGCAAGATCAATGGCATCATCGGCCTTGTCGAGCGGATGCGCTGCGATCCGAAGGCGGAAGGCAAAAATCCCAAGAGCGAGGAAGGCGCCCAGATCGCAACGGAGTCGATCCGCAGCGTGCTGGATGGCAGCCAGTTCAAGACGTCGACCGGCTACTGGTGTCTGTTGCAGACCGGCATCGACGGCATCGGCGGCGTTCAGCTTGTGCTGCAGAAGGGTGACAAGGGCGATCCCGACGTCGGCGTGCATTGGGTGATCGGCGACGAATATTTCTATGATCCGAAGTCGTACCAGTTCAACTTCAAGGACGTGCGCTACGAGGGCATCGCGAAATGGCTCGACCTTGATTCCGCGATCGAGATTTTCCCGGAAAAAGCCGATGACCTCGAAGGCCTGTTTCAGGGCGACAGCGATCTGACCACAAACTCCGACCGGGAAATCAAGTGGATCATCTCGACCACCAAGCGCTTGCGGATGGTCGAACACTGGTACAAGTACAAGGGCCGCTGGTGCTGGGCGTTCTATGTGGCGAACACGCTGCTCGACCAGGGCGTCTCGCCGTTCTTTGACGAGAGGGGCAATAGCGCCTCCTCGTTCGAAATGTTCTGCGCCGCGATCGACCATGACGGCGACCGCTATTCGTTCGTGCGCACCTTCAAAGGCCCGCAGGACGCGCTGAACCAGGGCAAGAGCAAGACGCTGGCGCTGGCGAATTCGCGCCGGATCAAGATGGAAAAAGGCGCGGTCGACGATGTCGAGATCGCGCGACGTGAAGCCGCTAGGCATGACGGCGTTATTGAAGTCAATCGGGACAAGCTGTTCGAGATTCAGGATACCCATCCCGACATCGCGACGTTTTCCGCATTCACCGATTCCGCAAAGACTTGGCTGGATGGTTTTGCGAATTCAAACATCGCCGCTGCCGGGGGTGTTGGCCTGACGAACCTTTCAGGCAAGGCGCTTGAACTGTTGCGCCAGCCTGGCATGGCCGAACTTGGTCCGTTCGTGATGGCGCACCGGATGTTCAAGATCGGTCTGTACCGTAAAATCTGGACCGCGGTGCAACGGCACTGGAACGCGGAGCGCTGGATCCGGGTCAACTCGAACGAAAAGCTGGCGCAGTTCATCCAGTTGAACGGCCTCGATCTCGATGAATTCGGCCGCCCGACGATCATCAACGCCGTCGGCGCGCTCGACGTCAATATCGCGCTCGATGAAGGCCCGGACATCATGTCGATGATGCAGGAAACCTACGAGATGCTGAAGGGCTATCCGCCCGGAACGTTCCCGCCGCAGGTCCTGATCGAGATGAATCCGAACATCCCGCGCAGCGAAAAAGACCGGCTCCTGAAGATGATGCAGCCGCAGCAGAAACCGCCGGACCCGGTCGCGGAGATGGCCAAACGCCTGCACATCGAAGCGCTCGCCGGCAAGAACGCCAAGACCGCGGCGGAAACGCAGAAGACGCTCGCCGGTGCCGACCAGGCCGCAGCGACCGCAGAAGAAAAGCGCGCAGGCATCGGGCGTCTCGATCAGCAGTCACATCTGGCGGCGGCGGGTTTCGTGCGGGATACGCTGTTCGATGTTCACAAAGTGATGGCGCCGTTCCTGGCACAGCAAGGCGGACCAGGCCAGCCGCCGGGGCAGCCGATGCAGCGGCCACCGATGCAGCCGCAGCCTGCGCCAATTGGCGCAGGCGCCTGACGATCATGGAGATGATAATGCGGAAGATCATGCTGGCGCTTGTCGCGTTGCTTTGCCTGCAGGCTCTGCCGGCGCTGGCGCAGTCGCCCAACACCGACACCTATTTCTACACCCCGGGCGGCGGCGGCGTGAACGGCGCGCTTGGGATGTGTCTCAACGCATCCAACAAGGCCGTGCCGTGCAACGCGGCCAACGTGCTGCCGTCTCCCGTAACGGTCGGGCCGTTTCCGAGCAACACGGCGACGGGAGCCGCGGCGACCCCGATCACGGCGTCAGCGACCGGATCGACAGGTGCGATATCGGCAACGCTGGCGGCGGCAGCGGGAAAATTCACGTACCTCTGTGGGTTCAATTATCAGGGATCGCAGACGACGGCGGCAGTCTCCGCGAACATCGTGGTGACGGGGACTGTGACAGCGACCATGAATTTTGGTTTTGTAAATTTGGTAACAGGCGCTGCCTCGCCACAACCCCCGCCGGTAATTCAGAATTTCACGCCGTGCGTCCCGTCCAGCGCGGTCAACACGCCGATTGTCGTCACACCACCGACGCTTGGCGCTGGAGCGACACTAGCAACCGTTTCCGTGTGGGGATTCCAGCTGTAGGAGCAGGAAGCAATGTCATTGGTAATGACCGCATCTTCGAAGCAGGTGAGCGTCACAACAACGCCAGTGAAAATCTGGGATTTTGATGCGACGCGCGTGCAGGGCGAGATCGCATGCACATCGGCAGCGTTCTACGTAGGAGGTTCTGACCTCAGTTCGTCGAACGGCTACAAGGTCGGCAGCGTCCTGCCGATTCCGGCAACCGGCGCCCAGGCCGAGATGTGGGCGGCAGCGGTGTCGGGTACGATCACCGTATCAGCCCTCGAATTCAAAGTGCTCTGAAAGGAGCGCCTGTAAATGTCCCTTAAAGTCAAAGGCCCGCCCGCGCCGCTGCCGATGCTGAAGAATGCCGGCAACGCGCCGCTGGTCTATTTCGACAGCGTTCCGGTCTTCGGCACCTTCGTAGGCAACCTCGAAGTCGAACTCGCCGCGCGTATGATGATGCCAAAACCGGACGGCAGCGTGATGGTGGACATGGCCTGCACGGCGCATCTGCGCTGTTCGCCGGTCGCTGCGATGGCGCTGATCGATGCGCTGACAAAAGCGCTCGACATGCTGTCCAAGGTGCAGAGCGGTCGCGGCGAGATCGAGGATTACGCCGAGATCGTCAAGAACTAAAAGTTTTCGGTCAGCGCCACCAGACGGCGCGCGGCATTTCGGGTTGCCGGTTTCAAAACCCTGCGGCAGGCGTCCTCCATACGGCGCAACGCTTTCATTCCGGTCCAGGCGTTGCGTTTCGCAAAGTCGTTTTGCGAAACGCGAAGTGGGCTGCGGTACGCGCCACCATACGGCGACACGTAAAGGCATCATCATGGGTAAGATCACGGAAGTCGTCGCCATTTCCGACGCGATCATCGAAACGGAACGAGAGATCGCCGGAGAGGCGTGGGGCGAGGAAGAGACCGAACGCGACGACAGCGGACGCTCATTGGAGGAAATGGGCGAAGGTCTGGAAGGCCAGCACGAGCCGGAGGGTGACGACGAACTGGAGGGCGAGGAACCCGAAGGCGAGGAGGAATCCGATGGTGAGGGCGAGAAAAAGCCTGAGCCGATCGCTGCCAAGGATGGCAAAGCCGAGCCGAAACCGGGTGCTCAGGAGCAACCGGAAGGCGGTCGCGGCGTCCCTTCGGGCGAGTATCGCAAGGTAGCCGAGCGCGCACGCGCCGCGGAAGCCGAACGCGATGCCTTGAGGGCGCAGATCGAGAAATCAACCGGCGACAAGTCGCTGGCCGATCGGCTCGATCTCGCGATGCGAGAGATCAACGATCTCAAGCGTGTGCCCCGCGAAGCGCCGAAAGCTGCCGAGCCTCCCAAGGCCGAAACCGTGCCTGACCAGTTTGAGGATCCGGTAGGGTTCGCGAACTTTCTTCGGGGAGAGATCAAATCGGGACTGTCAACGTTCGGCGCAAAACTGGAGGAAAACCGCGTCGAAACTTCCATGGCGATTGCGCACGCGTTCCACAAGGGCACGTTCGAAGAAGCCTTCAAGGTTCTGAGCACTCTTCCCCTCAATCCCGAAAACGCCTCGGTCGTGCAACGGATCTATCGCTCGCCCAATCCGGGCGAAGCGTTGGTCGCGTGGCACAAGCGGAACGAAACCTTCGCGCGCGTCGGCGATGACCCGGCCAAGTTCGAGGAAAAAATCCGCACCGAGACCCGTGAAGCCCTGATGAAAGACCCCGAGTTCCGAAAGCAGCTGATCGCCGCCGCGCGATCGGAGGCTGCTGCCGGTGACAACGGCCAACCCCGCACCGTAACCCGCCTGCCGCGAACGTTGAACGGCGCCTCCGGCTCCAATCTTGGGGTCGATCGAGGTGATCCGCATCAAAACGACGATTCCGATCAGGCGGTCGCTGAATCAGCCTGGCGCTAAGACCTAAGCGATTTTCCAAAATGTCGATGCCTGCGCACCGCTTTTGAAGTGGTGCTGCAAGGCCGGTTTGCAATCTAACGTCGTCTTGGCGCGGGCCTTAAGAAAGGACCGCCACCATGGCGCTCACCACCACTGCTGCAAACAATAAATTCATCAAATTCCGCAAGGAAATGTACCGGGAGTACGTCCGGGAGAATCTCTACTCGCCCTATATGGGAACGGCGATGAACTCGATCATTCGGGTCATCACCGATCTCGACAAGGGCGGCAAGAACGGCGGCGAGCAGATCAACATTCCGCTGCGCGCCCGCCTCAACGGCCAGGGCGTCGGCTCCGGCACGCTGCGCGGCAACGAGGAAGCTCTCGACAACCAGGGCACCCGGTTCTGGATCGACTGGACCCGAAACGCCGTCACCATCAACAACGCCGACGAGCAGAAATCCTCTGTCGACCTCTACGCCGAAATCAAACCGGCGCTGGTCGACTGGGGACAGGAAAAGCAGCGCGACGAAATCGTTGATGGTTTCTATGCGCTGCCCTCACAGGCGGCTCCCGCCGGTCTCAACTCGGCCAACGGCCAGCGGGTTAACGGCATCCTGATGGATGCGGCGACCGCTGCCCAGCGTAATACCTGGATCACCGACAACGTCGATCGTCTCCTGATCGGATCCGGCAATACGGCCAACCTCACGCCGGGTAACTTCGCGGCATCGATGGGGGCGATCACCGTCGGCATGACGCTGTCCGGTGCGCTCATCAACCGGATGAAGCGCTCGGCGAAGAAGGCCAACCCGCGGATCCGGCCCTTCAAGCTGAAGGAAAACGGTACCGAGTGGTTCGTGCTGTTCGTCGGCCAGGAGCAGTTCCGCGACGCTCAGAACGACGCCGACATCAAGGCCGCGAACCAGAACTCGCGGGCACGGGAGCAGCAGGGCTATCTGAAGAACCCGATCTTCGTCGACGGTGATCTGCTCTACTACGGCGTCATCATCCGGGAAATCCCGGAACAGTCGCTGCGGCTTCCGGTGTTCTACCAGACCGCCGGCAATACCGGCATCCAGATCGCACCCGCCTTCCTGTGCGGGCAGGGTGCGGTCGCCTGGTGCTGGGGCAAGATGCCGACGCCGACGTTCCTCAAAGAGGATGACTACCAGTTCATCCGCGGTGCGGGCGTCAAGATGGCCTATGGCGTCGGCAAGATCGCCAAGCTCAACGCCGCCAACAACTTCAAGGAATGGGGCATCTTCACCGGCTTCTTTGCGGCGGTGGCCGACAATTAAGGCCTGACCGGCTGATCGAACCGGCGGCGCGAGCAAGAAGCCGCGCCGCCTCCTTTTCCCCTTTTCATCTGGCCAGGAGGCCATCCCCATGAAGAAAAAGTTCGTCGAATATCTGCGGGAGGCGGCGGCGTGCATGCGCGTCGCTCTGCTCGCGCTCTCGGTTTCGTTCGGCATCGCCGGCCTTCTCGGCGGACCGGTGCTCGCCACCACGTTGACGCTCACGCCGCTGCAGAGTCAGCCGCCTCGTTACTTCAACGAGCAGATGATTCACTATGTGCGGTTCACCTACAACTTCAGCCAATGCCCGCTGCGCGCTGCCGATACCGCCTGTTCGATGCGGGTTGCCTCGGTACCCTACAACGCGTTCATGGTGTCGATCTCAAAACAGATCATCACCACGTTCAACCCCACCACCTCGGCAACAATCGCTTTCGGAACATCCGGCCAGTCCGCCGGGCTGATGGCCGCGTTCAACGTCTTCACCGGCCAGGCCACCACCGCGGTTTACGATACGTCGTTTACCGGTGCCGGCGTGCTCGTGACCGGCGCGGGGGCCACGTCGACCGGTCTCAATGGCGGCTTCGATATCTACGCCACCTATACCGTGGGCGCCGCGGGCAGCCAGGGCACGCAGGGCCAGGTGATCTTCGTCCTCGCATACATCGCTCCCAATGACGGCAGCTGCCTGCCGGGCGTGCCGTTCGGCGGCACTGCGGTCGCCTGCTGATATCCAATCGGATGTCCGGGCATCTTCGACCTTAGATATCCCGGGCATCCTTCCTCCAAACGAAAACAGGAGTCCTCATGGCAAAAGCCGTAAAACAGATCGGCGAGGCGGAAGAACTGGGCCCTTCCCAGATGGTCACCGACACCATCACTTACCTTCCCGGTCCAATGGACCCGCCGGTCACAAAATGGCGCGGCCACACGGTGCAAGCGAACGTGCCGAAGGAATTCACAGCGCCTGCGGAGCACTTCGAGCACGCGCGCGGCAACAAGTTCTTTCGCGTCGGCAACGAAGCTGTCAAGCGCGATTCGATGACGCTACCGGCGACCGCCGAACAATACCGCGCCTACATCGTCAACTGGCTGAAGGATCCGGCGATCCAGCACGCCGATCAACTGATCGCGCGGTTTGCGAAAGACCGCGATCTGCGGACCGCTTGCGAAGTCGGGTCCGACGATTACGCCTGGATCGCAACGCTGTTCATGCCAAAGCTGCATGAGCTTAGCCGTGCCGACGAACTGACCGAGCCGCAGGTGGCGACGCTGTGGATCAGCCACGGCATCAACGAACTGCCCTGGTCGGCGTAAATGGCGATCAATTCTCCGTTTCGCTCGTCCGCCGACCTCGTCAGTGAGGCGCTCGCCAATCTCGGTGTGTTGGCGGCGGGGCAGCCGATCGACCCGGAGGATTTTGCATGGGTCAACGAAAAGCTCGACCCGATCTATCGCAAATTGGCCGGGCTCGAGGTCGTCTTCGTCTCGGACGCCGACAACATCCCGGGCGCATGGTTTGCCGATCTCGCCGATATCGTTGCCGGCGAGTGCGCTTCGAAGTTCGGTCTGGTGGGTCAGGAATTCACCGACAAGGTCAACAAGGGCCTTGGCGGGGCGGCCGGGGTCGAGATCGGCGCTGGCACCGCGGCCAAGTCACTCAAGATCATGACACGGGGACGTCCGACCTATGAACCACTACGGTTTGTGAACTACTGATGGGAAAGCCCGCAAACATCCCGTTTCCGCTGTCGTCGTTTCCCGGCGCTAATCCGCAGGAAGGCGCCGGGCGGCTGATCAATTGCTATGCTGAACCGTTGGGCGAGCCGTCAAAGCCCTCGGCGCCAGCGCAACAGGTCTGGCGCGGGTCATCAGGACTATCGCAACATGCGATCACGGCGCAGACGGGGTATCGTGGCGGGCTTTTGGTCAACAACCTGTCTTACGAGGTGTTCCTGAACCGGGTGGAAACGGTTACCGCCGCCGGCGTTGTGAACGATCTTGGAGCGTTCCCGGGAACCAAGAAAGTATCGATCGCACGGAATCAAGCCGGCAACCCCGACGTCGTTGCGGTCGACGTCGACAACGGCGCCTATCAGCTCTCAGGCGGCGGCGCGCCAGTGTTCTACAATGCCGCCGGCATCCTGCCCGTGCCGAACAGCGTTTGCTTTCAGGACGGCTATTTGTTTTTCACCATCGCCGACGGCCGGGTGTTCGCGACCGCGCTGAACTCGCTTGCGATGAACGCGCTGACGCAGATTACCGTGGGGTCCAAAGCCGACGTCACACTACTCCGGGGCATTCCATTCTCGGGATTGCTGTTCCTGTTCACCACCGGATCCTGCGAAGTCTGGCAGGATGCCGCTAGTCCGGCGCCGAACTTTCCCTATGCACGGTTGACTGTGCTCGATGTCGGCCTTGTCCAGTCGGCGGCAATCGCCGGCTGGGAAACAGGATTTTCGGAACTGTTATGGGTCGCGCAGGATTTCGGGGTGTACTGGATGTCGCCGGGCTCGCTGGCGCCCATCAAAGTGTCGCCGTCCGATCTCGACCGGCTGATCGAGACCCAGGTCCGCGCCGGCAATCTATTGGAGGCCGGATGTTACAGCGAGGGCGGCAAGAAATTCTGGCATCTGTCGTCGCCATTATGGAGTTGGGAATTCAATCTCTCGACTAAAAAGTGGAACGAGCGGGTCTCGCTGGTCGGTGGCGTGTACGTGCGCTGGCGCGCGACGGGCGGTCATCCCGCCTTCAACAAGTGGATCGTTGGCGACCAGATCAGCGGCAATCTCTTGTTCCACGATAACACCAACTATACGGAGAACGGCGCGTTCCAACTGTTCAGAATCGAATCCGGACCGGTCCGCGACTTCCCACACCAATTACGTATCGCGCGCGCCGATTTCGACTTCGTCTTTGGGGTCGGACAGAACGTCGGCAACTACCAGATGACCGTGCTGGGCGCTGCCGCCGGTACCGGCGGCGTGGTGCGGTTGACGGTGAATGGTACCACGCAGGCCAAGACCCGCGACGAGGTCAGGGTTTTAGGCGTGCTCGGCACGATCGAGGCCAACGGCACCTTCCCGATGACGGTGGTGGACTCAACTCATATCGAACTGCAAGGCACGATATTCCTCCACGGCTACACCTCCGGCGGCATCGCGACCGATATCACCTCGCCTCCGGGCGCGATCAACCCGCAATGTGCGATCTCGTGTTCGAAGGATGGCGGGTTGAGTTACGATACGCCGTCGATCCGCTCGCTCTCGCCGCAAGCCAAGACCAAGCGCGCGCGGGCCAGTGTCAAGAACCGCGGCCAGTCCGGGCCGATGGGCGTGCGCTGGCGGGTCGATATCACCGATCCGGTCTATCGGGGACTGATGGCCGGGACCATGTCAGACAATCCGCGCGAGGTGAGCCCGTGACGCTGCCGAACAAAAGGAAGTTTGATCCGGCGTTTTCGATCGCGGACAAGGACGGCAAGCCGACACAGGCCTTTGCGCTCTATCTGGCTAATCTCGATGCGCTGGTGGCGGCGATGGCCTCGGGCAATCTGCCGACGCTGGTGAACGCGGTCAATGACGCGGCCGCAGCTGCCGCCGGCGTCGCGATCGGGATGGAATATCGTAATGGCTCGCAACTGATGGTGAGGGTGGTCTGATGGGAATTTTTGACATATTTTCGGATCAGCCGGCAAAGGATGCCGCAGCAGCGCAGATCTCGGGCCTCAATGCCGGTAACGCGCAGGCAACCGGCAACATCAACCAGGGCATCGACGCGCTCAAGACCAACTATACGGCGGCGTTGCAGCCCTATCTGTCGAACTTCGCCGGCGCCAATGCCGGCACCACCCAGCTCGGCAATGTGCTGGGATTGAACGGCGCTCCCGGCAGTAACACGGCGCTGCAGACGCTGCAGAACACGCCGGGCTATCAGTTTCAGAAGCAGCAGGGCGATGACGCGATCAACGCGCAGGCCGCGGCAACCGGGATGAATGCCAGTGGCAACCAGGCGCTGGCGCTCGCAAAATTCAACCAGGGTCTCGCCGGCACCACCTACAACAATTATGTCAGCCAGCTGCAGCCGTATCTTGGCGCCTCAAATTCGGCCGCCGGCGGCATCGCCAACGTCAATACTGGCCTTGGCAATAATATTGCCAACCAGCAGGACCAGCTGGCCAATCTCAACTTCTCGACCCAGACCGGGATCGGTAATGCCAACGCCAATGCCGATCTGGCGAAATACAACGCGTCCGGAAATTTCTGGAACATGCTGGGCGGCATCGGCGGCATGAAGACGAGCGGAGGCGGGACGCTCGGCGGCAATGCGATGTCGGGGATCGGCTCGGCGGCGTCTTCGGCGGCGTCCGGCATCGGAGACATGTTTGCCATGTTCTCCGACGAACGGCTGAAGGAAGACATCGAACCGGTCGGCGAGCTATATGACGGCACCAACATCTACCGCTATCGCTACATCGGCGACCCGACGCCGCGGATCGGCGTGATGGCGCAGGAGGTCGAAAAGGCCAATCCCGGCGCGGTCACTGAAATCGGCGGGTACAAGGCTGTCGATTATGGACGTGCGACACAATACGCCTCCGAACTGGCGCGCTTCCTCGAGGCGGCTTGATGGCAGGTTTCGACAACGGGGTATCGCCTCCTGGTGGCGCCAGCTACAGCGCGCCGCTGTTGAACTTTGCCCAGTTTTCGAACTGGGCAGCGGACGATCCGTATCAGAAAACGTTCAACCAGCAGCAGCAGCAGCTGAACCAGCAGAAGATCCAGCAGGGCCAGCAGCAGCAGGATCTCACCAAGACGTTCCAGGGTGGTTTGCCGATCGATCCCGTGACCAAACAGGTCGACTACGCCAAGGCCGCCCAAATGCTGGCGCAGCGCGGCGATGTCGGCGGCGCGATGACGATGCTGCAGCAAGCGCCGGCGCCGATGTCGCCGATGTTCGGCGGCGCCCAGCCGCAAGCTCAACCGCCGCAATCTTCGCAGCCGACATCGGTGCCGGCAAAGCCGTTGCCGCCGCCGGCTGCGAACTCGCCGCAGGGTGATTCTGCCGGCAGTATTATCTCGCGCGTCTCCGATCTATTGCCCGACAGTGACAAGGTTGGTGTGGTCGCAGGCAATATCGCGAAGCTTCTGAAGGTCGATCCGAACGCGCCACTCAATGCCGAGCAATCAAAAAAGGCCGACGATATCCTTGCCGGTTATGCAGAGCGCAACAACCTCACGCCGCGAGGCGGCAACCTTCCGCCATCGGCCAATGCGATCGCGCCGGCGCCGAAAGCATCGCC